TTCCCGGTACTCTGCCACTTACATAATTTAAGCTCCTATCAAAAAATACGTATCCACAAGCTTTGTTACATATTATTTTAGAATTTATACTAGAATCAACGTATATGTAATCACTTATACAGTCAATTCCAGTTGAAGATGTTCCGCTATTAAGTATTCCACTTGATGAAGACATATAAACGCCATGTTTAATCCTATCCACATTAATTAAATTTTTACCGCAAGTGCAATCTGTTAATTTATCCTCACTCAATGAGGAATATATAACATTTTCATCATTAATAGATTTTTTACCTACAACTTTATATCCTGTCCCATATTAGCCATTGTGAATATTTCATTTTTACTAGCTTTTCCATTTATTTCTTTTTTAATTTCAGCATCATCGTAATTTTTTAAATTATTTAATTTATTTCTTTCATCAGTTGTTATAGTCTGTTTCGCAATATCTTTATATTGCGTACTAACATTACTTATACCTTCTTCCATTCTGTTTAACTCTGCTGTTGTAATTTTCTCTTTTGATATCCATGTTTTCTTATTATATGTTCCATCACTATTTGTAGCACTAATTGGCTCGGCGTATGTTACAACTGCCATATCTGTAAAAGCTTGATCTACTATATTTGTATCTTCACCTGCCTTTTCAAACAGAGGCCTTTGGATATGTATACAATTTTCTACTGGAGGTAATGTTATTACAGATGTTTTGTTTTCATCAAATAATCGTATTTGAATACTATAGTCGCCTAATTCTGTATCCTCATCTATTAATTCTTTCTTTATTAGCAAAACTACAGCTCCATCTTTTGTTTCTTGCTCTTCAAAATCAATTTCAATATCGCCTTTTTTGAATTTCACCTGAGCATAACTTGCTTTGTTATTTGCAATTATGTTATCAATTGCTGTGTTTTTAGTATATCTGTATTTATTATTCACTATCGTAAATAATATCTGTATATTCATGTCGTTTTTGTACAGATATACATCTTCATCTACGCTAGCATTTCCTTTGTCTATAGTAATAGTACAATCTTTACTTATCATTTTATCGCCTCTCTTTTCTCTTTTATTGTATAGTTGCAGTCAAAGTACAGTTACCATCAAATACGGCGTAATGACTAGAATCATAAGCACCTTGAACTCCAAATCCTTTACAAGTACCATTGCTTATGGCATTAAGAACTGTTGCATCTGTTATTTCTATAGTTTTAGTTGTATTTATAGGTGTTGTTATCGATGTGCTCCAACCAGATGTATATGTTGGCATACCACTAGGTTTAGTTGAGTATCCATGCATTTTTAATGTAGCAGTAACATTACCATATATACCACCTTGTATACGATTTACTGTAACTGTTAATTTAGTAATAGTTTTACCTTTAAGCTGTGTGAACTTAGAACCAAATAGCCACAAACCGTTACAATCACCCCAACCATAGTTGCCTTGACGCGCTGTGTTGTCTTGTTTGTAATTATTATACATTGTACTTCTATATGTATCTGCACCTGTACTAGTTATAGTTACTGTAGTTGTAGCAGTTGTAGTATTGGTATTTGTTCCAACATTACTTGTTGTATCTTGGACTGCTCCAGATTCAGAATATATAACTTGAGAAGAACTATCTTTAGATGTTGTCCCATTTATAGTTGTACCATCATTTATATAAATCATTCCACTCAATTCAGCCTTTTGTGCGATTTTATTTACTTTACCGTTAACATTTGATTCAAATATTCTACCACCTCTACTAGCTAACATTCCGTTTTCGCTTCCACAAATTTTACTATTTTCTATATCTACATAGGATCCTCTTATTCCACCTACTGCATAATTTGACGCATTGCCAGTTTTGCCATACACTTCTAAATCAAATAAAGCTACATAAGGACAATTACGAAATACTGCAGCATAGTTTTTACCATCTTGTGTTAGTAATTCACTTGGTTGTATAGCAGTTGACGAACCAGATGTTTCATATACTTCTTCTTTTACCATATAACTTGTATTTGTACTCATCCATCCACTTTTTCCGTTATATGTAGTGTATCCCCAACCATTTGAGTTAAAGTTTGTAAGCAATAATGTTGCTCCAGTTGGAACTGTTTGAACTATATTGTAAGAAACATCTCCGCCCGTACGCATGTTGACATTTCCTGTTGTTTTATAGTTACTTACTAATATCTGTGAAGTTGTTCCAGTTCCCTGCAATAGCAATTCTGCTCCACAATTATGTCCAAATATATAACCACAATTATTCTTATTAAATTTAATATATAAAGTGCCCCCATTAAATCCCTTTATAGTTATATTTTCATATAATATTGAATTAACTTCGATAGATACCGTATATCCATTTAAATTTTTAGGAATACTCTCTATTGCTCTTTGTAAAGAGCTAAATTTGCCGTTATTCTCAAAGACATTTGATGTATCGATTGTTGAATCTACTACAAGAGCTACATCAGACGCTACACCATTCAAATCACCGCAATTAAGTTGTCTAACATTAAGTGAATCGGCTGTTAATGTTCCTGATACGTTCAATCCTTCGACTTCTAAGTCCGAAGAAATTTTACCAGATGTAGCATTTATCTCCCCTGTTATATTAGCATTAGTAGCCTCTATAGACCCATCCGCTAATATTTTAAAGTTTCCATTAGCAGTAACTAATCCTTCTAAAAGGATATTTTTTGACCTTAAAATAATATCGCTATTTGATAATAACTCTATAAACTCTGGTGCTATAGTTATGCTACTTTCATCATCCCCATCAAGTCCTTTAGCAATTAGGCTAAGTTTTTGTACTAATAAAGTAAGCTTCGGGATGCTCTGCATATCAATAAGTATTCTTCCTTCTTCATCTGTATAAATAGAGTTATACATTCCATTTTTAGTTAGTACATTTAAAATATTTTCTACATTTGCATCTAACTTCTTATATTCTAGTTCTTTTATCTTTTTATTTTCTTCTTCCCACTTTTGCCCATGCAAGACAGATATAGCATTTGTATAATCTGTATTATAATCTACATATGCTTCTTCTAATAATGCTTGAGAGCCTTCTGTAACTTCTTTACTATCTAATATGTCTGTTAATACTTTGATTATATTATTATAGCTTTCATTGTAATTGTCATAGCTTTCTTTTATACTCATTTAATCACCTACTTTTTCTTCACTCTAGCTATAAATAAAATAGTTTCTGCCATATCTGCTATTGGTGTTATTTTAACTCCATTTTCACATTTAGTTGATTCTAGAACTGATAAGACTCCATCTTCTTCACCTATAAAAATGCTAACATGGGATACATTCATATATCTGTTGTTATCTGTATCATTATCCTTTGAGAATATTAGATCTCCAGCTTCTAAATTACTAAAATTAGTTAAATCTGCTCCATATAATGCCCATCCATTGGATACACAATATTTAGCTTGATTAGCAGCTAATCTTGGTAATTTAAATGCCCAACTAAATAAACTATTCTTATTTATAGAAGTCATATCATGGTTATTATAAGGAGTATTTTTATAAGCAAGTCCCATATATACAAATTGTACTAATGTACTCCCATCTATTTGATTTTTATTTCGTGTACTATCATACCATTTACTTAAATTAGCTTTAGGGTTAGTAAAATTAGCAGGTGTTACTATAGCTGTAGTAGAATATTGTCCAGCATATTCTAAATCTGTATGACTTAAATAAGTTTTACCTAATTCTACTACCTTTTGCCCTCCTATAAAGTCTGTAAAGTCTTCATATTCTTTAGCTTGTAAAACTGTAACTAATCCATAATAACTAGAGTTTATAGTATCTATTGTATTTTTCATAATAATAATCTTATAAGTATTATTAGGTTTTGGAACCAACTGTCCATTAATGCAATCCGTTCCTTCTAAATAGCAATTATCAGATTGAATATAATTAAAATCTGTAGAAGCTGTGAATTTAAGTCTACAATAAAAACTATCTATAACATTACTTGGAAGTTCAAATATTAAGCTATCTAATATATCATAGTAATAATTTTCCATAGATTGCAAAGTCTCATTTACTTTTTGCTTTACATTATCGTCATCATCTCCAGTATCTTCACTATCTGAATCTACTATGTCACTTTCAGTATTTCCAGTATTTCCAGTAATTGTTTTAATCTTATTTTTAATATTATTAAATAGTACTTTATAATTATCTTTTGTCTTAAGATGTATCCCGTCTGCTGTTATGTCTGATTTTAATAGCCCATTTTCTTCAAGACTTTCACTAATATCTATTTGATATACATTTTCATGATTATTACAATAATCGAGAATTTGTGTGTTAAATGTATCTATAGCTTTGTTATAATCTACATAATTAGATACTTTTGAGCCAACATGTATTTCTTTCGCTACAAAAATAGGTCTTTTAGGGTATTTGGCTCTTAACAGAGATAATAAATTTTTTAATGCGCTATAACCACTCTGATAAGGGTCGTTTACTCCTAAATGTACAAATACATAAGGAACATCAGAAGGATATTCTGTAGTATCAGAATAAGAGCCAACTTGAACTATTTTCTTTAGCTGGTTTCCAGAATAAAAATGATAGGCACTAGCACCTATCACACATTTACTTATTATATTATTTCCTTCATCTGTTGTTGTATCTTCTACTATAGATTCGTTATTATCTGTTTCTTGCAAATCTTTTGGACGTATAAAAAAAGCATACTTAAGAGTCCCATATGAGCTTACATTACTTATTTTTATAGCATTAGGGACTTGTGCCCATTGACTTGCGTGGGCCATTTGGTCATCTCCAATATATACACCTATATGGTGAGTAGCTAATAGTTTTCTATTATCCATATCTGCTTGTGTTGGAATATGGTTTGTGCAAAACATTATACAATCTCCTGGTTTTGCTTTCTTACGACCTTCTGCATTAGCTAACCACATCATACCACCATTATTTACAATTTCACTCATTATAGTTCCGCCAGAACAGTTTCCGTTATACATAGATTTTAGCCCTGCATTCATATAGCAGCATGAAGCAAAAGAAGAACAGTCATATCCTATTACACCTTTGCCATCATTTACAGATGTAGAAATTCCAAAATAAGTACTTCCAGCATATCCCCATGAATTAGAACCCATTTTTACATATGTTCCTTTAGCTATATATTTACGTTTGGTATCATCTATAGTTCTTGGATATTGAGAATAAGAAGCAAGGCCATCTTGATGTAATTTAACTATTTCTTTTGCTTTATCTACAATTTTAGTTCTAGTTTGTGTAAGACTTGTATTAGTTACATATGTTACGACGTTGTTATTAGTTGCAGAATATGTAGTTGTTATTTTGCCTGATACACCATAACCTAATTTATTTCCAGCACTGTCTAATACATAAGGTAATTGCCCATTTTCTATTTTATACCACTTTAAGTAGCCTTCTACATTTTTAACAGTTCCACCGCCACCATTATTCTTATAGATTTGTCTCCAGTCTGCAAACTCAAATCCCCCATTTTCTAACACTTCGTATATTTTCTTTTGTGCCTCTGGTGTTTGTGCTTTAATAGAATTTCTGTTCACAAATGTATATCCATATGTATCACAAACGTATCTTGATACTATCCAATACATAGCCCCTACACCCATGTTATAACTTATTAATCCAGCAAATATATTATTATGTGCATATTCCATAGCTGTTTTTATTTCATTACAGCCTAACATCACTTGATTACTTATATTTTTATCTACTGTTATACCATTAATAACTGTATTTCCACTACTTCCTGGTTGCATTGTAGAATACGAAGGTGTAAAACTTTGTTTTGTCCCATCAATAAATTTAATAGTTTGAGTCTGATTGAAAAATACACTTCTTTCGCATCCCATAAGTCCATACCCACTACCGGAGCTAGAACCATGAGCAGTAGGTATTCCAGAAGATTCTGCCATTATCATTGCGAATACCAAGTTAGGATCTAGTCCGAATTTTGGGGCCCAATACTTAACTATAGTAGAAATTTTATATTGATTAGAACTAGATACTAATTTTTCATATGCACTTGTACCTGTCTGACTTCCTGTTCCTATAGATTGATATAATTCTAATGCCTTTTTATAATCATCTGTTGTAATTGTTCCTGGTTCTGTGCTTGTATCACTATCAGCTAATTTGAACAAATTATATTTCTTCATGGCTACCATCCTTGAATCACCTAGCCATAAGCCACCTTCTATAGTTTTAACCAAGGTATCTTTATTCCCGCCAGTTCCAGGTTTAGTATCAGGATTATTTAATATATCTGAAAATAATTTATCTATAGTTTCTTTATCTATTCCTAATTGTCTCATATATTGTTTAATTATTTCTATTTCTGCTAATGTTAATTTGCCTATATTAAGTCCTAATATGTAATTCTTTAGCTGCTCGAATGTATCGTTTTTTGTTATCATATTAGAATACGCTTTATTGTAATTAGCAAAGCTGCAAGTGTTTTTACTTTCGTCAGAAAAACTTATCTCTAATTTATTTACTCTAGCAATTAACTGTAAGGGTTCCGGATAAGTTCTATCTACTATTGTTATGGCATCTCCTAAGTTAATGTCTCCATCTAAATATGCTACTTTACATTCATAATCAACTTTTGGCTGTTTGCGTTCTTGTAAAGCTTCATATGATTTTTCAAGTAATGTATAAGCATCTTCACAGCTATCATCTTCGTATATGCCGTAGATGTATTTACCTGGGAAACCGAACATAGCATTAGCTATATCGTCCGCTATAAAATTCGCACCTCTAGGTTTATCTGCGGGCTTTCCAGCTTCTATGTTCCATTCAGCCTCACGAAAATCCAGGTCATCTTTTCCTATTCCTATTATTGCAGTACATAAATCAGAAATATCTTCTTTTCTATTTACACTTTCAAGATTAGTATTGTAATCAAACCTAGCTCCATTATCAGAACCAAGCTTGCTATATAAATCTATATACATGTCAGTAACTTTATTTCCTTCTACTTCAATACGAATATCCATTTCTGCTTTATATGTTTCTAGTTTACTTGTTAACAATTCATATACAGAAGTTGATTTATCTATTTCAATAAGCGCAGCATTTCTATTTACTGCTACATCTATATATCCAGCTAAAAAGTCTGTATCTTGTAGAATAGTAGTTAGAAATGTAGTAGCATTACAGTTATTTAATGTGTTTTTTTGTATAACGCTATTGTACAAGATAAGTGATATAGATTCACAATATACCTGTGCTTCTGCATAACCATTAGAGTCATCAGTTTCTACAGTAACTATAGTAAACAGGAAATTTTTGCTACGATATCTAAATAATATGTAATTACCTGTTTTAATAGATTCTTTTGTTCTTTGATTCAATTCTAATGAGAATTCGAAAATGGATGCAACATTTATTTCTTGCGTAAATGTATCATCCCAAAATGCATTTTCTTCTGTTCCTGCATTGGATACTACATCTATTATTCTTTTGTTCTTATCTAATATAAATAATGTTATATCTGTCATTGCATCACCTACTTTAATTGAATTTCTCTACAAAACTAATTGCTGCTGACACTTGGCTTGTGCATGAAGTTGACACCGATATATCATTTTTGCCTGGACTTAGCGGGAAAAAAGTGCTCCCTATATCTAAATGTTGCATGAAGTTTTCCCCATTTTTTATAACTGTATTGTTTTCGCAGTCTATGTTTACAATGTCGCCAGGCTCAAAGATTATTTCGTTGTATTCCTCAGGCGTTTCTGGAGTATGATTTGTTACATATAACATATTCATCGCCATATTCTGTATAGGATAACTTCCGTATCCTGCCATATAAATCACTATGTAAGCTAAGTCTCCTGTTGGATATTTGCTATTCGCTAAATTATCTAGCATTAATGTTTTTGTTATATTATTTTGTGCATCTCTTTTGTTAACTTTAACTCTCCATGTTCCATCGACTCTCTTGATGTTAAAGTTTCCATAAAAATGATTCCATGCTGATCCAGATTCACCAGAATCTATTTTTATTTTGTTTCCATCCTCGTCTGTTTTTGTCTTTGGAGCAGGGCAACTTGTAGCATCTGTTAATACTTTAGTTGACCCAATATACATGCTTGGCGTAGTATGTTTATAATAGTAGTTATTATCTAATAATTGACATTTGAATAGTTTATTATTATTTGAATCAAATCCATATAGCTCTAATAGACCCATCTTAGCAGAATCTGCTGTATTTTCTTCTGCTTTATCACTCGTGTCTTTTCCTATTATTGTTATAGCAGAAGATGTAGCTAATTTTGTAACATAACTCATATATACATAACCTGTTTTCCCACCATAAGTAGTTTTCCCCCAGCTTCCACTTATATCTGTTATATTAAGAGATGTACCTTTCGGTATTGTTATTAGTATTTTATACTTTGTACTTCTTCCAGACCTCATGTTAAGATTTGCTGTAGTTCTGTAATTGTAATTACTAATACTTACTTTTTGCGTATAAGTCATGTAGATATAACCAGTTACTCCATTATACGTTACTTTTCCCCAGCCACCGCTTATATCTGTAACAGTTACTGTTTTTCCGTATGGTATAGAACCAAGCTTTTTATAACTTGTACCTCTTCCAGAACGTATATTTAATGTCGGATTAGCAACTATTTTGTATTGATTAGAACCAGGTGTAGAACTTCCACCACCACCATTAATATCCCAATAGTCTGAATAAAATAAGAAAAAGCCAGTAACTTCAAAGTTCTTAGTGTTTTCTGGTAAATTTCTTCTATAGCATGCTCCATGCCATCCATCACTTGTAGATGTTATATTAGGAGAAAACATACGTCCTGCTTCATTTATTACAAGCGTATCTCCTGTAGCACCTTCATCTACAACATTACCTGTAGAAGTCCATGCTGATAAACTTTCGCACTTTTCATTAACTATTGTTTTTTCTGATGTAGTATTTTCTAATCCTACCCTTGGATAGTTGCCTAATAAGATAGAACCATTGTCAGAATCAACTTGTAAGAATGTAGATTCCTCTGAAAACTCAATTGCTATTTTGGGAAATGTTTCTACATCTCCTTCATTATCTAATTCTTCATCGGATAACTCATCGTATATTTTAAGGTCGCCACCATAAAAATAAGGATCTGGGCAGTAAAAAACAATTTCTCCTTCTCCGTAGCAATTATTTTCAGATATGTATTTATCTCCAAAGTTATAACTCTTTACTACTGCATTTATATATTTATCTTCTGATTCTAAAAATAATTTAGCTTCATCTTTACTTTTAAAACAATTCTTTAAGTCAGTTGTTGTTTGCGTATAGTTATCTTGATTATCTGTTAATACATTTATTTTTACAGTAATTTCTCTATCTTTATCTTTAGCAGAATGAAAGATGCTACCATTTCTACCTTGTATAGTTTTACTAGATATTTCATGTTCCGGAATAGTAGGCATATCTACATCTACTACCCCAAAACCCTCAAATTCAGATATAATTACCTTATTATATTCAAAATAATATACTGGCATTATTTAGCACCTCTCTTTCTACTATCCCTTTTATCAATAACACTAAGCTCACCATCTACATATTTTGCGGTTTTTTTTGCGATAATCTTAGAATCCAACTCTAGCGATATATCCAAATAAATAGGTTCAGGGCTTACCTTATTACTGTATAAGTTACCATTATTACTATACCCACCAAAAGTACTTCTAGCAGAAACTGGTGTTACGCTAGCTGTAGCTAATGCATTTGTTGCAGCTAAACTTCTATTTGCTATAGCACTAAAATTCTGTAAGTTTGCTACAACTGGAATGCTAGATGAAACTGCATTAACTGTAGATACTGTTTTAGTTACATTAACTTTTGTTGTAAGCGTTCTGTTAGTCGCACTAGCTATTTTATTCATGTATGTGCTTACAGAAGAATAAGCATTAGCCATTTGCGTTCTAATTACTTTTGCTAGACTTATAAAACTAGATGTTGCTGCATTTCTAGCATTCCAAGACTGTGTTCTCACAACATTAGCAATGGATATCATTTTAGATGTAACAGTTTGTCTAGCTTCTGATACTTGAGTACTTATTACTTTCTTTAAGCTTATAAAACTAGATGTAGCACTATTTCTAGCGTTTTGTGATTGATTTTTTATTATATTAGCTAAGTTAACAAATTGATTTCTGCCTATGTTAACACTTCCAACTAAATTTTCCCTAATAGAACTTCTTATCTTACCAAAATTAGTGCCTATTCCATTAGCTACATTTTGAGTTGTAGTTTGTAAAGATTTTAATTCTTTTTCAAGCTCTTTTAATTGGCTAGTATTCATAGTTTCTAACTTAGTCATTATATTTTTAGAAATTCCATCTCCTATTTCAGATGCAGTTTGAGAAGTAGTTGTTTTACTTTGTTCTAATCCCTGTTGTGCTCCACTTCCATATTCTTTCCCGGTTCTAAGTCCAGCTGTCATACTAAAATTTTGGCTTATAGTCCCATTACTTCCAAATAATCCATCAAAGAATCCGCTTATACTTGCTAATTTTTCTGAAACAAACCCCTTAACAAATCCGCCTATAAATTTATCTGCTACTGAACCACCAAGCAATCCCATATTTTCAGCATTTGCAGCAGTCCATTCATTTATTGCATCATAAATAACCCCACAGGCAGTATTAATTTGGTCTCTATTATTTCTTATACCATCTCCTATGGCATTTAATATAACACTTCCTGCTTCTTTTATAGTAGGGCCATTTGTTTCTATCCAGTTGCAAATCTTTCCTATTAAATCAGATATAGCCGTTGTTATACCTTCTTTATTATTTATAATTCCTTGCGATATATTTTGCACTATATTGCTACCCATACTTAATAAACTATCTAGTGCTCCTCCTGATATTAATCGATTTGCTCCACTTATTGCATTTGTTATAAGATTAGGTATTTGTTTAGCAGCATTTTGCACCTTTGCTTTTAAATTTTCTAAACCGGTTTCTAAGCCTTCAAAAGTATAAGTGTTTTTATCTCCATTTCTCCAGCTTGAGAAAAAGTCCGTAAGAGCTTGCGAACCACTTACAAGTGCTGGTTTCATTTTTTCAAAAGCACCTATTAAGCTATCTTCAATAGCACTTGATAGTGCCAAAAAAGTAGATTTTGTAGTTTCATCAATGCTATCAGCTAATCTAGTTGATAATCCTTCAATTTCTTTAAGGTTCTTTTTATATCTTTTGTATTTTTCATCTGACATATCAACTATTTCGTTAACTTCATCAAAACTATCTCCAAGTCCCAAAGTTTCAAGTTGTGCTTTTATTTGCTCATCTGACATTCCTTTTAGTGAAGATCTAAGATAATCCATCTTTTGCGATGTTGTCATGGTTGATAAAGATACTTGTTTAGCGGTTAAACCATACTTACTTAATACTTTATTAGCTTCTTTAACTGTCATATTTTCTTTTAACTGTTGTTTAACCTGCTTCTTCTGTTGAGAAGTTAATCCAACTATAGAGTTATCTATTTCTGATAATGTAGAGTTATAATCTATGTATTTATTTATATCTAAGTTTTTAGCATTTCCTAAATTTCTCCAAAGACTGTCTATTTTCCCACTAGCATTATCCATGCTTTCAATTACATCTAGTAAATCTTCTACATTACTAGTTGTAACTTTGCTATCATCACCTAGTAATGAAATTGCATAACCTAAATCTTTACTGCTTAAACCTAATGCTGTTGCTGATAATTCTGTCTCACTAAATACTTTTTTCATACTCTCTATAGTAGTTTTTGCATCGTTTCCTTTTTTGCCCATTATAGACATATTTTCATTAAACATGCTAACTGTAGACGTAGAATTATCTATAGCCTCTGATAAACTATTATAATCTTCTGTAGATGCATTAAGTAAACTCATTACCCCTGGTAAAGCATTTTTACCAGCAATAGTTGCAATTAAAGATGCTTTCTGACTTCTAGTCATATTGTCAGTGCCTGCTTTTAAGGCTTTTACTGTCGCTTCTAAGTCTACACATCCGTCTGATGTTGTCTTTAAATACGAACCAGTTTTATCTGCGGTCATACCTAATTTTTTTAATGCTACTTCCATAGCATCAGTTGGGTTAGCTAAATTCGATAATAAATTTTTTAAAGACATACCTGCCTTCGAACCTTTTATACCCGCATTAGCCATTAGTCCTATACTAGTAGATACATCTGTCATTGTTGCGCCTAAAGAACCAGCTATAGCACCACATTGTTTCATAGATTCGCCAAACAGTTCAACATTTGTATTGCTTCTAGTAATAGTTGCAGCTAATTTATCTGCAAAGTCGCCAGCTTGATTTGCTTGCATTCCGAGTGCTGTTAAATCATCAGTCAAAATGTCACTTGCTGTTCCTAAATCTGTAGCCCCTATTTTTGCTAGATTTAATGTAGATTGTACACCATCAAGCATCTCTTGAGTTGACCAACCAGCCATCTAAACTTCATTGTCTAGGCTCTTTATCCTAGAACTTAGGTTTCCCTAAGAGTTGGACTATCTCTTTACCTTCAACTTTACTTGTTAAGGTAGTGGATTTCGTGGATATTTCAACTGTTCTAGTTTACTTTATCTAGTCTCTAAACCTTCTATATATCCCTATATAGATTGGTAATTGATTAGCATATTTACAAAATAAAAAAGCCTATTCTTTTAGGCTTTTAAAATAACTTTCTATTTTCTCTAATCTTTCTTTTGAAAACTGTTCGCTTTTTAGATACCATTCATAAAAATCAGTATTATGTTTTGAAGAATTACAAGTTCTACATACAGGTAGTATATTTTCTTTTGTATATGCTCCACCTTTAGAAAGTGGTATAAAGTGGTCTTGAGTTAAACTTGATAGTTTTTTACCACAATATGCACATGAATTATTAAAATATTCTTTGCAAGCTTTCCACTCTTTTCTAGCAAAATCACTTTTTACTTCTTTAGCTTGTATTCTTCTTCTTTGTTCTGTTATCACTTTATTTTGTCTAATTATATCAGGATTATTTTTAGCATATTGGCGATTTTTTTCGTTTTCACATTTTCTGCATTTTCCATAATAACCGCCATTAGCTCTTTTTCTAAATTCAGAAATGTCTTTTTCTTTTCCACATTCAGAGCAAATTTTTCTTTTAGGAGCATTATTGTCTCTTTCTTTTTTTCTTTTTTTAGTATCGTTATACCATTCTTTTTTCTTTCTTAATATTTCTTCTCTATTTTTAGCTCTATACTCTTTAGTTTCTATTTTTCGACATTCTTTACATACATTTCTTAATCCATCTTTATTTCTAGAATGTTTATGAAATTCACTTTCGTCTTTTAACTTTTTACATTTTGAACATATTTTCATTATGTACCACCCCGCCATATATTGTATATAAACATAGTAGCACATACTTATCATTTTGTAAACTTAGCTTTCCAATTTTAACCCACTATTTTTTACTATAAATTTCTTTATAGCCGACCATGTATGTTTAGCCATGTATTGCATTGCTTCGCCAACTTCACTAGCGCTAAATGTAGTAGCAGCTCCTAATTCTCTAGCTTTTGCAACTAACTGGTCAAATTCAGTCCCTACACTTCCAGCTATTGTAGCAACTGTTTTCATTTGAGATTCAAAATTTACTCCAGTAGTAATAAGACTTGAAAAATTAAAATCAAATCCTGTTATCTCACTAAATGCATCTTTAACTGCATTTAGTGAGGTGAGCATCCCATTAAAAACTGGTGATACCGTATCCTTTATATTATCTAAACCTTCGAAAAATCTCTTTTTACCTGCATCATATAGCTTTTTAGCTGCAACAGTTAAAGCAGTTACAACTACAAGTGCTTTCGCTGGAGTAGGCAAATTTTTAAAAACTTTTCCAAGATTAACAGCCTTAGTTGTAATATCTTTTATTTTTTCACCAAATCCCGATGCCCCTAAAGCATCACTCAGTTTGCTGTTCCCAGATGCTTTTTTAATGCTTTCCGACATATCTTGGAGTGATTTTTTAGCATCTTGCATCTTAGTTTTAAAACTTGCTATATCTGCATTTATTTTTACATTTAAAGTTTTAGTTGCTATTTCCACCACCTCCAAATTTTTCAAATAAACTATTTATATATGCTAAATTTTCTTCTTTTTCTTTCTTACTTACCTTATGAACCCTTTTTTTGCTCTTAGCACTCTCAAACGGATTTACAGGTTTAAATTTACTTCCACCAAAGGCCATTCCTAAAGCATTTTGCAAGCAACAAAGGTTTAAATTGTATTGTTCTTGCTGTTCTTTTTTATAACCATCTAGTATTAAATTAGCTTCATGTATAGTTAAATTCCAAAAAGAAGAGGGTGACATCTTCATGCCACCCACTAACTTTTTATAGAGGTTTTCTATTAATTTATTAAGTTCTACTTTCCCTCTTCACTTTCTTGTGTATCATTTTCTTCATTATTTTCTAATGCATCATCACCACCCATTCCTATACTAGAAAGTATAGCTTTCCCTATTAAAGGAGCTAAATCTTCTAATACTGAATTCCCTTCTGCTACATAAGCATCCATCAAATTTTCAGTCATAGCTTCTGTCATTTTATTATTTTCTGCTAAAAGTCCATAATGAAATGCTTTTATTACATTAGGTATAGTTCTCGCAATTTCGTCTATATCTCTAACTGGATCTAATCCGCTTAGAGATAATTTTTTAAGTGTTCTGAATGTATATTTTAATTCATAGTCTTTTCCATTTATATTTAATATCATATATTCCTATTCCTCCTAAACAGCACTAGCTTTTTCTAATTTGCCATTTCCATCAAAACTTAAATCATATGTAAGAGCATCATCATAAGGTGCATCTAAATCCAAGCCTACTATATAAGCTTTACCTTTAAATCCTACTGTATTTGTTTTATTAGCTAGCACTACATCAACCGCAGTAGAACCTAATACCGCTTCAACTGCAGCATCGTACCCTTCATCTCCAGTATAATAAAATCCGTCGCAAGTAGCTGACCATTCTTTAGCTCCAGATATTTTTCTTTTCCAATCTCCTGATGTTTTTGTAGATGTATCTATGGAATCAGCTTTAATAGATAATTTGCAGTTCTTTTGTCCGCCTATAGCTTTACCGCCTATAGATACAATTATATCTAGTCCTCTTATAACTTCTCCGCTATCGCCACTTTCAGCTAACAATTGTAAGTTATCTAGCTTCATGCAATCACTCCTTTTCTTTTGTTAAAATTTTATATACTAAAATTCCATGTTGATATTTACCCTCTGCATCTTGTTGTTCTAATATTTTAAAGTTATCTAAATAAATAAAAGCCAACAAATCATTGGATCTCATTTCTGTATTCTGCAGATTTCTATTTACATCTTGCATAATGTTTATAATTTCTTTTTTGCCTTTGTAATTAGAAAATACATCTATATATTGATATATTTTTGAGCCTGCATTTATCTTTGAAGAATCATCATTTCCGTAAAATGTGCCAATTCTAATATATGGTAGCGGTGCATTTTTAGGCACATGGTCATATACATCATAATTTAAAGCTGATAAGATATTGTAAAGTTCAGACTGTAAATCTAAAGTAAACATTATTTTATCAACTCCTCTATTATTTTATCTAATTTTTCATTGAACTTTTCTTCATTCTTTTCGACTGCTGAATCAAAATATGGTTGTGCTTGTTGATATCTTGTCCCACTATTTACATAATCTGCATATTCCACATTAGTTCCAGTTTCTCCTGAATAAGTAGAAATTATATTAGTTGTAATAGAACCTCTAAGCCTTCCAGTATCAACTGGACAACTTTTTTTTGCGTCTCTTTCAATATTATGCAAAGTATTTTTTATAAGCTTACTAACATCTTTTTCAACTGTTTCAATAAAATTGAATTCTCTTAGTATTTTTTCAGCATCTGAGGATATTTTAATTTCCATTAGTCATCACGCTCCATAATTACCATGTAACACTTACCATAATCGGCAGTAGATACTTTTTTATATCGTTTGCCACCGTATAAAACAGAAAAATCACTATCTAGATCATCTAATATTTTTTCTTTTGTAAATAATTTATTTAAAGAGTATGATATTTCTCTTCCTTTACTATCTATAGATTTAACCGTATAAGGAGCTACTTTGCATTTTATTGTTTTCAATTCTATTTCAGTTTCTTTATAGCCACCCATATTATCAGATATTTTTTCTGTAACAAGTATAGTTGCTTTTTCTCTGTAATCCATACTTATAACATCCTTAACCTTTTTATTCTCGTGTTATTAGCTCTATATTGTTTCATTAATGGCTTGTACTCATAGAAATCGTCCGACTTATAAGTAGTTGAAAGGACATCTATTTTTTCTGTAGATATTCCTTCTGCACCAATTCTTCTATATCTTTTAATAGTAACTTCTTCGGCTATAAATTCGAGTTCCCATGGTATAGTTGGTGTTTCTAGATATACTTGCATATAATTAGTAGCATCTAACAATAAAATAGCCAATAATTCATCTTGTGAATCATCGGCTAATCCTAATTTTATTTTTATTTTAGAAATATCCATTCATATCACCTAAGTTGTTTTTTTTACGCATATTTGTATTGCATCAGCTCTTTTATTTAGGATAAATACATCTTCGAAAGATTCTTCGAAGTATACATATTTACCTTGAGACAATGCACTTGGTGGTTGGAGTTGCGCAAACGAATAAGAAACTATAGGTAATATAGCACTTGGATGTAGTAATATCATAGCCATATCTTTAGCTCCGGCTTTTGCTGTAAATCCACCATCAGTTTGATTAAGTGTTTTCCCGTCATTGAATGTATATTCTGTTTTAAATAATGATGTTGGCACAGAAACTATGTCAACCTCTTCTAATCTAGATACATTTCTAGCTAACTTTTTATCTCCATTATTTCTTACTATAGTTATAGCATTGTCGATTAAAGTTTTTGTATATGTATCACAATATAGAACTCTACCACTAACAGGTACTAATGCTTCATCCATAGCATCCATCATTGCATCGAATTTAGTCAATACTGTAGCTGATGTTAATTCAGCAGTTTCGGCAGTTATTGCTTTTTGTGTATTTCTTAATGAATATATAGTAGAGAACATCATTGCATCTAACTCAGGAAACTTTTTAGTTTCATTCATTACTTTTGTAATATTGCTTATAGATGCTACCATATTAGTTTGATTTACATCTTGCGGATGCACTAATGTTTGCCAAATTCTATGATTAGTAAGTGTTTTAGTCTCCCATTCATTTGAGAAGTTTTGAGAGAAGTCTCCAATTTTAGTTCTATCTCCGTTAACTCTGCCTCCAGTAGATAAAAGTGGTATTTTTATAGTCTTTGCATCTACTACTTTATATTTTTTTGTATTTTCGTTACTCCATAATGCTCCTGAGTATAAAACATATGGATAAGCATTTGCTAGCTCCCTGCTATAAACTTCTGCGTAATTTACTGTCATTTACATCATCCTTTCTATTATTTTCTAGGTCTTACACCTGTGAAGTTAAACCCAAATACATCGCTATTAGTTTGTTCAGCTGGTTTTACTGGTTTACTTCCTTTTAATCTATCATCAACTGCCTTTTTAACAGCATTTTGGAAAGCTTTTTCAACTGCTTCAATAGAAGCATTACAAGCTTCTGCATCTGAAAAGTTAAGAGTATCAATTAACTCTTTTGGTAAATTCTTTTCTGCTAATGTTTCATAAGCTTGAGCTTTCAGTTCTCTAGTTGTTATGTCTTTTTCTCTTTTGTCTAATTCTTTTATTCTTTTATCTTGCTCATATTTAGCTTTTTCATCTGACTTCATTTTCGCAAGTTTTTCAGCTTCTGTCACAGCTTCTGTTATAGCAGTTTGTTTATTTGCTTCCCATTTAGCTTGTGCAGTTTGTAAAGCCTTGCTTACTCTTCTGTCAAATTCAGCTTGATAGTCTTTATTGCCACCTAAAATATCATCAAATGATGGTGTTTGATTTTCTGCTCCTTCTACATTAGCCCCAGTTCCAGCATCAGTATTATTTGTTCCACCATCTGTTTGACTTGGTGAACCACCTCCAGCTCCTGTATCAGCCATTAACTGTAAATTCATTTTTATACCTTTTTTCATTCTTTACCTCCTTGCCCAATATGTCCAATGTCCATATCGTTCAATTTATATTAATATTCTTAGGTTTATTAACTTTAATTCTATTTAATAACTTTGTAGTTTTCCCATTTCTTGTAAGCATCTATGTACATTTCTTTTTTATCTCCGTTGTATGTACATTCATAATACATTCCGTCAAATAAAGTTGTACTTAACAATGCTTTGTTATTTTGTAAAACTTTAGTACACCAAACCATAAACACATCATCTTTCGTTATTTGCTTGCTATCTGATTTATCTAAGTGATTATTCGTATATTTTACAACTTCATTCTTACACCAATCTAAAAACTCTTGTTCGTTCATTAATATTCTCCTTCCTTATAATCTACAACTGGAATAACCGTACATCTACAAAAACAATGCTTTTACCGATGAAATGGAGGGATATTACTTCCGTAACTCACTTCATTTATCGGTATCACCTCCCTATCCATACTTTCACAGTCTGCACAAGTACGTTCATCAAATGAAACGCATATCTCTAGAGCTTTTACACCGTTAGCTTTATATCCGTCTATATGTCCTTTAGTTGTAAAGAAATTTGTTTCTGTTCTAATAAGTCTTTCAGCTTGATACTTACTAACACCTTCTAATTTTCTTAGCTCCTGTCCCATTTTCTGTACTGATTTTCCTTGTATTAATCCTTTCGTTAGTGTTTCCCTTATGTTGTTCATTGTAGCTGTCTTATTGCTCCATATACGGCTTGAAAACTGTCTACCACTCCAAGGATAACTTATTGCATCTTTTATAGCTCTTTTAGGTAATACTTTGTTTGTTACTCCAGCATCAGCTAAAGCTTCTTTATAGGACCTTTTATACATTCCTGTTAGATGCTCTGTCATATTCATTTGTACGTTATGACTATTTTTTATAATCTCTATATCTATCCCATCAAGTAAACTTTGTAACCTTGTTACTTTGCCTCTAGCACTCATTATTTTCCATTGTGCTAATACTTCTTCGCTTTTAGTAGCTTGATATAGTTGTTTTAATTCTTGGACTTTACGACCATACTCTCGCATTTCTACTGGAGTTAATAGCTTAGTTGCTTCTGCGTAAGTTAAATTATTTTCTATTGCGTATTTATTATAGAAACTATCTAACTCCTTTGATATTTTCATATAAGAATCGTGATATGCATCAGCCAATTTCTTTACTACCTTATCCTCAGATAGCTTACTTTTCTTATCTCTGTCTAGCATTCTTTGATGCCAGTAATCACGATTTTTCATTCCTAAGTAATACTTTGCTTTCCTACCCATATATAAACCTCAAAATGAAGTATATAGTAAAGGCAAAATAAACAACATCTACAAAACCTTTAACTCTATCTTTAGTTGTATTGCCAACAAATATAAAAAGAAATTCTACTACTAATCCTATCAAGCTATATGCTAACATTATCCATGCCATTATCGTTATTAGCATTTTTATCATCCTCCTTTGGATCACTAACTACATCACTATCAGCATACATATCAAACTTTTTCATTTGTTCCTCTTGTTCTTTATCTATCAATTTTATTTCTTGCTTAGGATTTTCTATAAAATCTAACTGAGCTAATAATGTTTCTCTTGAAACTATTCCAGATAACTGAGAAACCATTTGAGCCTGTTCTAATGTATTAGTTGGTAATGCTCTAGTAAATGTTATCTTGATAGTTCTGTAATCAATGCTTGTTCCTTTTATATTTAAAACAGTGCATATAAGCTCCAGCATTGATTGAATTGACTTTTTCCATTTACTCTCTTTCTTGGCCATATCTTTTTCAAGTGCGAATAACTTAAATTTAAGTGATACACCAGATACATTTCCAGCGAACTTTTCATCTGTTAGGTTAGGTGTTTTAGTGACTTTGTGATAGTCATTAACTAATCTATTAAGCAAGTTTTGAGTATAATCATCATTTACTGTTTTTGTAATAAATTCAGCATCGCCATCATCTTCAACTAGCATAACTCGATTTTCTTTCATCTTATCGATATCTTCTTTTTCTGTTCCAGCTAAATTTTTTAACAGTAAGTAAGCATTATCAAAATACTCTATCTCATTAACACTTGAAGATATAACAGATTCTATTGCATCTACTATACTTATTGCATCTTCATAACAGCCTTTTCGGTTTTCATTCTCCATAAATTCAACAACAGGAATGTCTTTAAAATAATTTTCTTCTATATCAACTAGCTCTGGAGCTCCTACTTTGCCGTTATAATATTCAATCATATCTTTGTTATAGACTGTCATATAAACCTTTTGCTCATTGTCGGATGCATCTGTATAATAGTAATACCTTACAGCTCCTACAATATTTTTTTCTAAGCTATTGTCATAAACAATAACCATGTTATCAGGAGTTTCTGTTGTAAGTCTTATATTTGCATCTTTATCTATGTATAAAATTAAAAAAGCATGGCCGTATATACTAGTTAATCGGTCAAGCTCTGTGTTTATATCTTGAAAATCATTATAATCAAGTATATTATTTATTTTTTCTGTTATATTGTCATCTTCACTAGAAAAAGTAAGAGGTTCTCCGCTAAAATAACCAGTTCTTATATCTGTTGTGAAGCTAGGAAGGTTTACAACTATTTTATTATTAGGTTTTTTAGGGTCATCCATTGTCCTATTTAATATTTCGTGATAACCTTCATAATATTTTAAATTCCTATAATATTTTTCAGATTTAAACCACTGATGTTCATTTAATATATTCTGTACATTATCAAGCTCCAGTCTTTCTTTATCTGTAATAAATATAGGTCTTTTTACTTCTTCGAATCCTGGTATTAATATCAATTTCTCACCTCCTATATTCCTAAATCAAGTTTTTCTGATTTAATTCTATTTTTCATCTTTGTACTTTCCATAGCATACCTTAGTGCATCCATTAAGTGATTATAGTCATCTATTGGTTTATTTAATACAACTCCATCTTTATTATCCCAAACATAATTGCTTAATTCTATTAAAGTATTTTCACATCTAGGATGTACATATATCTTATAATCTTGTATATTCGCTATACCATTTAAAATAGAATCTTTTCCCTTTAATGCTGCTTTTATCCTTCTTATACCTTTTTTCTTTATATCATCAATACTCTTAGGCTCTGCACTATCAGCTATAATAGTTTCCTTTGCATATCCTTTATATTTAATCATAGAAGCTATATCTGAATTGCTCATAGCCTTTTGGTAATGTTCGTCAAATATATATAATAAGTTCTGTTCTTGGTTAACTAGGATACATATAAAAGCTGTTGGGTCGTTTGTATAACCAAAGTCAAGTCCAAAATATGCATTAACACCTTCTTGCTTGCTTATTTCTTTATAATCAAACTCTAATTCTTCAAAGTTTTCATATACAAGTCCTTCGGCTATTCCCCAGTCTCCTAGGCCTTCTATTCCATATCGTCTAGGATTATTCTTTTTCATTTTTGCAAATATTCTTCTGTCATCTTCACCTAGAAACTCATTACATTTATAATTTGTTGTTAAAGCTAATATATCATCATCTTTTACATCAAAGAATCTTTTCTTCAACCAGTGCTTTTCACTCCACGGGTTAAAGGTTAAAGTTATTTGTTTAAAATATCCTGAAGGTAATTCCCCTCTTATAGACATATCAACTTTATTAAAAGAATCCTCGTCCATTATCTGAAATGCTTCCTCAAACCAACACCAACATAAATAACCTATTTCCACTGTTATAGATGTTATAGACATTGGATCATCTAATCCTCTAAATAAAATTTTCTGTCCTGTAGGTAAATAAGTAGCTTCTAATGGTGATTTACTAAAGTGCCAAAGGTGCGCAACATTTAAATTATTAGTTGCCCACTTTAATTGGGTCCAAGTTGAATCCTTATGAGTATTAAATACTCTTCTTATTACCAAAGTGTTAGCTAATGGATATTGCATCATTTTGTATATTATCCATTGTGCATTTGTAGTAGATTTTTTACTAGCTCTACCACCTTTTACAACTCTGTATCTACCTTTAAAATTCCAAAATGTTTTATATCCTTTACCTATTTTCTTAGAAATATCAATCTTCAAGGTTATCCTCTCCAACAAATATAACTTGATTAACATCAGCTTCTATCTTTTCAGTGTATAAGCCGTATCTTTTGCCTAGAAGCTCAGCACATTTATTAGACTCTTTTATAGATATCTTTTTCTTAATTATTTGAGGTTCACTTATAAAGTCACCTTTATTTACCATAACTACTACTTCTTCTTCTAGTTCTTGTCTCATGCCTTTTGTAAGATATTCAAGTACTTCCGTTGCATCAGCAATTCTGTTTGATTGTATTTGTTGCAATTGTTCATCTATGTATTTTTTTATTGAAGGTTTTTGAAGGTTTTTAGCTCCATTAGTCCTTGCTGTTGTTTCATTAGTGCAATTATAAGCTTTTTTATAACTTTCAGTAGCATTAAGTGATTCTATATAATAGTCACAAAATGCTTTCTGCTTTTCAGTTAGTTTCACTTAATACCACTCCTTTCTATATTTTTACACAACAAAAAGAACCCCGAAGGGTTCTCTCTACAATAACTTAAGGGAAGATTTTAAATATGAAAATTTATAAATTAGTTATGCGGTTGCATAATTAATATCTTTTTTAAGAGGGAATTATTAGCAGGCTTCCCTCATGCCCGGAGGAATGTACTTTTCGTTGTTACTAGTTTCAAACCAATTCAAAATCTAGAAGTTTACCAGGCTTCTAGGGAAATACTTTAAAGAAATAAAGGAATTGCGTTTTTACAATTTCTCTATAATAACATTATATCTTTGATAACTCCCTATTAAAACCCCATTAAATCCCTATTAAATCCCTAGTGCATCAACTCCCCATAATAAGATATTTAATTTATTCAAGACTTCTTTTACCCATCTAGCAGGTGTATTTTTACCAGCATTAAGTTTCTCTGCTATTTCTTCGTATGTAAGTTTTTCTATATAATACATATGAAAGGCATCATAGATATAATATGTTCCATTTTCTTCGTATTCATCTGCTAATATTTCTAATGATATATCTATACAAGAAACCATTTGCGCTGTTCTTGCTTTTGTTCTAAGGACGCTATTAAGAAATACATCATTTTCTTCTAGTGCTTCCTGTAGATCTTCCCCAAAATAGCCCATAAACCCGTCACTATTAATTTTTTCAATATGATTTTTAAGCTTATCGTAATTTTTCATTAATAATTTTGTATTATGTAATCGTCTATCTTTTTGTTGATTTTTTATTTCAAATATTACTTCTTTCGCTAGTTCTTTTACTTGTTTCTCCATTTCAGTCCCCCTATATTATATTATTTGCAATCCTTACCTTCTGGGCAATATCCAAGTTTCTTACATTGTGACACTAAATAAGGTTTGTAACGTGGTTCTACTTCTACAACTTGTCTTACCATTTCTTTTACTATTGTTCTTATCGGAAGTTCTGCTCTAGTGCATAAACGCACATTAGCTAAATGTATTAAACATTCTATGTTTACTGCTATGTTACATTCTGTAGCTATTCCTATCGGTAATACTGTTCTTGCTATTTCGTTAGCCTGTTCATTAGTACAGCCTTCAGCTTTCATATTATTTTGAAAATAATCATAATTAGCTTGTACTTGTGATTCGTAATTACGCAACGAATTTGATAAATATATATCTTTTGCTATTTCCGGTGCTGCATATAAACTTACTTTTCCGTCTTTGTTACAATATCTAAGAGATTGAACATTTGTAACAAATCCTATATTATGTCTAACTGCTTGGTCAACTGCTGAACGTGGTACACATTTTAGTTCAAACACAAAGAATAAATGTCTTGACCCACTAAAATGTCCACTTTGTAAGCAATGTTTTCCAACTACTTCTGCTTTTTCTTTTGGAGTATTATAGCAAACTGTTGCAAATTCTCCATGTCTTTTTACAAAGTTTTTTACTTCTTCACCATTTATTAACTTTACTTTAAAATCATTTATTGTAAACATATTATCCCCCTTATACAAATAATCTACTTGCTATCCAAATTACTATTACTAACAGAAATATTACATCTGATATTATTGCTTCCATATCTCCCTCCTAAGCTATTTTCTTAAGTATATTTGAGTGCAATCTATGTATTTGTCTCCAGCTGTAATTAAGTTCTACGCATATTTCTTCCCATTTCTTACATTGCAAATATCTAGATCTCAATATTAATCTTTCTGTACTATCTTCTAATCCGTCTATTGTATGTTCTATACTTTCCATTATATCTACTAATTTACTTTGCTTTTGTATCAATTCAATCTGACTATCTTCGATTTTTGTTATTAATGTCAATATATCTGTCCCTTCTCCTCCACCTACAGGCATATCTGTTATAACTTGGCTTTTTATACTTGTTTTCTTTTCTTCTAGGTATTCTATTCTTTCTTTTATTTGTTTTACTTCTAATTCTATACTCCCATATTGCATTAATTCTTCTTTAGTCATATTCAATCTCCTTAATAAATTATTTATACTTCCCATGTTTCTGGTACTGAGTTAACTGCTATACATTCTCCTAATACTTTGTATATAAAGCAATTACTTTCGCATTGTACTGAACTGCATCTTTTACATTCTTCTTTTAAAGTTTTAAGTGCTTGTTTTATTTCTTCCATTATTCTTCCTCCAATAAGTTTTTATTCTCGTACACATTTCCTATAACACGATTAACATCTGTTTCACTCCATAGATTTTTAGCTACCTTCTTTTTATCATTAACAACACACCAGCAACCCTCTATCATTTCTACAACACCTATAAGTTTTGAATCGTCAAGCCATGGTTCCATAAAGTCTTTTTCCACTATATCTCCCTCATATATTTCTTTGCCGTTAGCATCTTTACAACCTGTATATTGTCCAGCACTTTCCTTATCTACAATAAATACTTCTCTAATACCAGCTGTTACGTATGCATTAGATGAACCATCTATAAAAATTGATTGATGTAATCCATAACCATAAACCCATCTTTTATCGAATTTGTCATATCCTCTGAATTTAATTTCTCTCATAATCTCCCTCCAATTCCTTTTCAGCTAATTTAATTGCTTCCAATGTGCTATATCCCTTTTCTATGTATTTCTTAGCCAGTTCGACTAATTCTTTGTATCTTGCTAATATCAATTAATCACCTCCTAATACTTAACTCCTATATAATCCAATATTTCACCTAACTTTAAGATGGTTTGTCAAACTATTGGACTAAGTAATCCTCAAATCTCATAACCTTGTTTACAAGGATTTGTAAATATTGAATTTTATTTATTTTCATAGACTTTCACCTTCAATCATTTTCTTATTCTGCTCTTTATAAAAATGATTTCTTTTAACATAAGCGCTATCAAGTTTACGCCAATAATGTTCTTGTAAATTAACACTATTTCTACCCTTTTCTATATTTTTACAGGCTATTTTGTAATGTTTTTCACATAATTTTTTACCTTCTAATACTTTTTGCCCACATATATAGCACAATCCCACTTCTACTCTTAAGCTTCTTGGAACTGTCTTTTGTATCGTTCTGTTTCTATTTCTCTTAATCTCTTTAACGTGGCATTCCAAGCATTTATTTCCTATCTTCGCTTCCCTTTTCAAACATTCTCTACATATACCAAATGCTATACATAAATCTCTTTTTCTTTTTATATATTTTCTTCTTTGTTCTTTTGATTTTTCACTTCTAGTTTTTTCACAACGTTCTTTATGTTTATCTAAGCATTCAGCACACATTGTTCTCCCTTTTAATGCTTTTTCTTTAAGGCAATTCACACATAATCCTTTTTCTTTTGCCCATTCTCTATATTCATTCATAGGTTTTTACCCCCTAGAAGAAACTAAGTTGTGTATATTCTATCGACTTAATTTCTTCTTGTTTAAATTCTTCTACCGGATCCTTCCAACTAATTCTGCCACATGTATAACCACATTTATTAAGATTGTCGCAGTCTTTACAACATTGATTCCTACAAATATTTTTTAAGTCCAGTTCTACATTGTTTTCTATTTGTTCCAGTAGCATTAGTTCTTTTACTGCATCCATTCTTGGGCATCCTAGAGTTGTTAGGTTTTCACATTCAAATTCCATATCTATATTCCCAAATATCTCTTAATGATCTGAATAGCCTCTTCTGCGCTATAACAAACCTTTACCTCGTAATTTTGATTGATTAGCTCTCTAATCCATTTCTTTTGATTGTCGGTACATTTGTTTCTACCGACCTTCATTTCGATGAATAATCCTGATTTGTTATTTCTCGGAACAGCCAGGAACAAATCTGGCACTCCTGATTTTGTCCCTGTAGCTTTTAGTTTTCTTGCTTCTCCTTTGTTTCTATATCCACCATTAGGAATAGCGAATATTAATTTTAACTCCGAATATTTACAAGATTGTAAATTGCACCATTGAATTAGAGTTGCTTGTTCTAAATCTTCACCTTTCATTTTTAGTCCTCCCGTTGCTTTAGTTTCTAAATCTCTATCTGCATTTCTTATAGCTTTATATGCTGTGTCATCTGCGTAGCCTTCTGAATTTCTATCTAGTGTATATCTGTCCATATTGCCCCCTATTTTGCCGTTCTATATGGTGCTAGCATTGTTACTAGCTTATGTATTAGTTCCTTTTCCTTTGCTCCTTGTATTTTTTTTACAGGATGATAGTCTTCTCTACAAACATTGCTGCAAAATACTTGTTGGTCTCTTCTTGTTTTAAATTTCTTGCCACAATGTTTACAAGTTCTAGTTATCTTCCCATCTCCTATGTAGTTGACTTCCCATATTCCTTTGTAAGCTGTTTTTTGTTTTAACATTGCTACTACGTTTGAATTTCTTATTTTATCTCCATATATCCCTTTAAAGTAGTCTGTTGCCTCCTTTTGTGTTGCAAATTCTACCACTTCTCCAGTTTTTACGTTTGTTGCTTTAATTAGATTCATATTATTCTCCCCTTCTTTTTACTTCTTTTGTTTCTAATTCTTCTAGGTATTTCTGTAATTCCTGAGCTGATAATTTATATTCTTTTAATGTATTATTTTTGTAATTGCCCTTTAGCTCTATTTCTCCAAACGGTAGAGAATACACACCACCTTTGTTTTTTCTTGGCTTAACTCTTTTCGTTGTTTTCCCCTTTTTTCTGTTTTGTAGGTACTCTTTCTTTATGCACCCACAAGATTTTGTTATCCCATGCTTTAAGTTGCCTTCACTTACCGTTACTATGCTTCCGCATTCACACTGGCATTTCCAGTATCTTCTTCTACTTTTCACATAATCCAATTCCAATACTGTCAATCTTGCGAATTTTTCCCCTACTAAGCTTGGTCTTGGTGGTTTTACAAGTTTCATTTCTTGTACATATTTTTTTACAGCGCCATCACTTCTGCCTATTTCGTTTGCTATTCGTAGGATACTATAACCTTTTTCGTACAATTCTTTTATCTTACATTTTTCATCTTCTGTTATTGGTTTATTTGCCATGATTATCCCCCTTTCTAGAGGCTTGTTTAAGCCCCTGTAGTTACTTCATAGTTTTTATATGCTCCAATAAACGTCCTTGAACTTCTGCAATGGTTTTTATTTCCTCATCAGTGCTATTTTTCTTGCATTTTTCTAGTTCTGAAACAATTAGTAATTCTATTTCCTTTGGTGTTTTGCCATAAAATCCTAACTCTTTTATAAGTTTTATGGTTTTTTCGTTGTAATTTTTATACAGTTCCATCTCCGTGCCCCCTATTTATTTCCTATAGGATAATACATTAATTCCTTTCCGCAGAACAGATAATATCTAGACCCTTTATCTCCATCTCGATTCTTATCCAGAATTACTTCAACTAATGTATAACCTTTTTCTTTTTTATCCCTCATGCTTTCGATAAATTCTTCTAGTCTAGTGCCTTCATTAAAACCTGTTCTTTTCCATGCTTGTTCTAATTCCTTCTCTTCTGTAACTTCATGTATGTAAACCACTTGATTGCTATCTTGGTATATTGCCCTTGATTCTCTACAATAAGTTTCACCATGTGGTCTATAATTTCCAGTACCTTTATCCGCTAGTTGTGTTAGCTGTATCACTATCATGTTGTAATCTAATGTTATATTCTTTAATTCCCTCGACAATTCTGCTACTTGTCGTTCTCTAGGGACCTTTGTATCTGTTGGAGTTAATAGTTGTACATAATCTACTATAAGTACGTCCGGCTTATATGTCCTTAGCGCCTTTTTAATCTGCGCTATCGTGCTTATCGAGTCATCTATCCTTAAATTATCTGTGTTAAGGTTCTCCATAGCCTCTATCACTCTCTTGGTCTTGCTTGATGATAACTCTCCACTACGATATTCTTGTCTTGTTATCCCTGCATAACTCAGTAAGATTCTTTCAGCTACTTGCTCTTTGCTCATCTCTCTGCTAACTATTAGGACTTTTTTGTCCTGTTTAAGCATGTTGATAGCCATTCTTAAGCTCATAGCGCTTTTCCCAACTCCACTTTTAGCTCCTATAGTAAGTAATTCTTTTTTAGCTAATCCGCCTTCTGTTAGCTTGTCCACTATTTTTATTCCAGTTAATACACGTTCTATCTTTTCCCCTAACTTGTCAAACATATTTGCTATTATAGAACTCAATGCATTATCTTCATCTACTTCTTTATTTGCCTTTGTTCCAGTTTCAAAAGTGTTAATGCAAGTATTTATATTTCTACCTGTTTGAATCCCTTCTATAAGGCTTTTAGCAAGTTCTACTGTATCTCTTTTTTGTTTCATTTCTTTTAGTTCACCAATATAAAACTCTATATTACTTGCTGTTGCAGCATATTGGTTTAAATTCGTTATATACATCATTTCAACTGTATTATCTATTTGTTCTATCTTATTTACTAAACTTATTAGATCAATCGGTGATTTTTCTTTATCCAGTAGCTTCATTGCTTTATAAATAACTTTATTATATTCGAAATAAAAAGTTTCTTCTGATAAATCCTGTATTACTTCAAATAAGTTAGGTTCTAACAATACCCTCCCGAGAACTATTCTTTCATATTCTAAATTGTATAAATAATTGTTCATAAATCCTCCTATTCCCCAGGTCCATTTATCAAGTCTAGCAAGTCTAATGATGATTCGATTTTTGTAGTTGGTTGAACTGATTCACTTGGTTGGTAGTTTTCATCTAAATAATCTATATAAGCTCCATTAAAGAATGTGCTTCCATGTTTTATATATTGCTTGTCTGTATTTTCTTTTTCTTTAGCATATCTTTTTACTGCTCTTTCTAATTCTTCTACACTTATCTTTTCTTTTGTAAGTATTCTTTTAATGTACTTATAGGCTTTAGCTTTATCTTTCTTATTAGGATATAATTTCCATATATTGTCTATATCATCTAAAGAAATAACAGCATTATTATTTGTATTATTAATATATGTATTATTATCCTTAACCTTTTCTTCCATAGGGGTATGGAACTTTTCTTCCATAGGGTACAGAACTTTTGGTGAAGGGGTATGGAACTTTTCTTCCATAGGGGTACTTATATACAACCTTCTTTCTTCTATACTTTTGCTTCCTTCTTTATATATGATTTGTGATTTTATATATCCCTTTTGTATTAGTTGGTTTATCCATTTTGAAATAGATTTCTTAGATACCTTATATAACTCTGCAAAGTAATTATTACTAGCCCAGCAATAACCTTTTTCATTACATAAAGCAGTTATTTCTCCATATAGTAGCTTTGCATTAGGAGTTAAATCATTATCATATCTTACATTAGCTGGAATTATCGCATAATAAGATTTTTGTAATTCATTCATTATCTGCTCGCCCCCTTTAGTCAAATTTCGTATCTTTATAGTTATATTATACTATTTTTGTCTTACATTGTAAATACTTGTCTTGCAAAATAATATAATAATATTGCTTTATCTTACTTGAATATGTTAAAATGTAAATAAAAAGCAAAGGTGGTGTATTGTATGTCGACTAAACAATTTACATTTAGAATGCCAAATGATTTAAGAGAAAAACTAGAGCAAATAGCAATTAAAGAAGATAGATCTTTATCGAATCTAATAATTAAAATTTTAAAAGATTATGTTAAAGTTAACTCGGAGAAAGGGGAATAAACTCCTTTCTTTTTTATTACTCCCCTCCCTAGTTTCTCTATGCTGTTTTTTCTGCTGCCTTTTCGTACCCATTGCAAACTATATCGTACTCTTGTTTAGTTAGTTCTTTTACTTCTTTGTTGAACTTTTTCATAACCTGTTGTTTAACTAGATCTTTATCTGCTCCAGCTCTATTAGCTATTGCATATAATCTAGATAACTGCTTGTCCGATAACTTTCTAGTGCTTGTTGTATCTATTTGACTATGTGATTTGTTGCTATCTTCTTTGCTATGAATTGCATCGGCATCCTTTACATCATCAAGCAGCAACATTGCTCCTAAAGCATACTTCCTAGCATAACTACTGCAACTTCCAGTAATTTGACTAGCTGACATTCCCTTCTGTTGTTCGTCCTCTCTAGCTAATGCACTATTTTCTATAAATTGTCCACTTACTACATCTATAAATTTAACTTTCGCTTCTACATAATATCTGTCACCTATAAGTTTAATTTCATCTGTGATTATTATTGTTGCTTGATATTTTACAAGTAGATTTTTTACTGCTTCTAAAATATCTTCACAACTTCTATAGCTATATTTCCCGAAGGAATTGTATTGAGACTTATTACATTTCAATTCTCCTTGTATAGCTAATAACTTTTGATATAGGTTATCTGCCATTAAAACTCAACCTCCTTATTTCTCTCTAATTCTTCTATATTAAGTCGTAAAGCATATAATAAACTGCTTTCATAACTGTCATGTTTTACTTGTCCTATTTTTTCATATGTTTTTATGTAATGTCTTTTAAAATCTCCTATTGTCATGTTTTTTCTGTTATTTAAAGCAAATTCTGCTCCTTCTATGAAACCTAATCGACCTTCTGGGTCGCTTTCATTTCTGTATAATCTAACTAGGAATAATCTTTGTTCTAGTGTTTTTATGTCGGATTGTTTTACTCCCTCAGATTGCAATTTTAACTTCATATTATCCCCCTTTTATGTTATAATTTAAGTATCTTATATTACATATAGTATTTGTTAGCTATCTAGATTCGGTACTCTAGATAGCTTGTTTTTTTATGAGATAAAATCTAGGTATGCATGATCTAAGATGTCATATAATTCTGCTGATTGTTGTTCATATTTTGAGTATGCTTGATTGATTATGTTTTCTTTTTCTTCTGTTGGTATGTCATGTCTTCCTGAGTTGTCTAAAAATACTTTGTAGTATGCTAAGTAATTTTCTTTATCTTGAGCTTCAACAAGCTCTTTTACATCATTGTAAATTTGTTCTTTACTCTTCATTTGTTATCCCCCTTATCTCCAGTTGCATTTTGATTTCATTAACTCTATAAGTTGTTTTACTGTCATACTTGGATATTTGTTTGCTAGGTAGTTTAGGACCTCTGGTGTACATTTCATATAATCACCTCCTTTTTAAGCGCCAGCACTTTCTTCTCGTGCTTGTAGATAATTGTATTTTGCTATTTCGTAAAACGCTTTCTTTATATCTTTTAATATTATTGTTCTTTCCTCTTCTGTAAGCCCTACTGGAGACATCATAATTACTTTTGCTCTGTCGTTTTCATATTGTCCTGTTACTTTATACTCCATCTAAGCACCCCCTTTTATAAAAAATATGCTGTCTAAAATTTGTCCTATTCGTGGATACTTCTCCACCATGCCCCTAAAAAAATCCGATGCTAAATATAAAACTTACTGCTATGTATTTTGCCATTGTTACCTCCTATCTACTATAATCAACTACTGTATGGTTGCCTTGCTTTCTTAATAATGCGAATTTGTTTTGTAGTTTATGAAACATTTTTATTTCTTGTTGAAAAGGAGTTATAATACTCCATTCTTCCTTAAATCCTTTATGTCTTAATACGTCGGCTACTTCTTCTGGATTGCGTCTGTAAAAATGTTCTGTTCCTGTGTATATCGCCATATTTAGTTACCCCCTAAAAGCCCTCTTTCGTTAACTTCGTTTAATAACTGTTCATCTGTATATTGAGATAAAATTTGTTTTACCTTTTGATTCTCTTTTTCTAACTTTTTATAGTAATTTTGAACCCTTTCCTCCATTGCTTTATTTGTTATAAACTCTACATGTTGCACACAATAATTAAGAACTATTGTCATAAATTCATCATCATTTATTTTTGGATCTATCCCTGATATGTCGTCTATGTATTCGAATCCTTCGTCAGAGCTATCTCCTATATAAACCTTTATGTAGTAAGGATATCTTTCGTCTAGTGCAAATTTAAGACTTCCAGCCCCTATTTCTATCACTCTAACATTTGCTCTCTCTATTCTTATGTCTCCCAAATAAGTAAATCCAATTTTTTTATTATCCTCCATATTTAATCCTCCTAATTATAAAAATCTGATTTTGTAACTTCGTTAACTGGTAATCCTAACTCTAATTGCTTGTTATGATCTTTTATTAATCCATCTTTTATAAGAAGTAATCTAAAGGTTTCTTTACCTCTAGGAGTTATAAGTGTTTGTGTGTCGCTATGTCCCCAAGCAGTTGTAAATTCTTTTAATTCAAAGTACTTCATCTTATTTGCATAAGGTTTAATTTTTCTTTTTTTATCTCTGTAGCATAAATTCTTTTGAATTAACCACTCTGTAAAAGTTCTTTCTTTTATTCCTAATTCTTTAGCAGTATCTCTTATATTTGTAAGTAAGTTGTTATCTACTAAAGCATCAAAATACTCTGCCTTTGGAGCCATTTCTCCTATAACTTCGGACTGTTTTTCTATAACTTTTGTTTGTTGTTGATTTTCTATTACTAATTTTTCTTTTTCTTGATATTCAAGTATCCAACGTTTTGCTCTTTCTACTGGATTTTCTATCATATAAGAAGGTGTATTTTGTTCTTTTAATGTTTTTTCCATTTCTTCGAATCTATCCATATATCTAGCGGTAAATAAGTTACCTTTTGTTCCAGTACTTTTATGTGCTAGAAATTCACAACCTAATTTTGTAATTTGAAACTCTCTGTATGTTTTGTTGTTACCTGGAACTTTATAAGTTCCTTCTATCCAATATTTTTGAGAACGGATTTTTCCGTTTTCAAAATCTTTATTTATTTTTTCTATCTTTTCTAATAAGTCACTATGTCTAACCTCCATCATTTCAGCTACTTCTCTAGATGATACGGTTTGTACTATTCTTTCTACAGTTTTGTTCATTTCATCTATATAGTTCATGTTTCAATCTCCTCTCTGCAAGTACATCAAACTTGTTTGCACATTATTTAGGTGAATTTAATTTGTATTCATTATTAAAAAAAATTTCTTCTATAGAACAGTCAAATATATCTGCAATCATCTTGGCTTTATCTAATGATGGTTTAGCTATCCCTAATTCATAACAAGAAAATGCTTGTCTTGTTACCCCTATTTTTTTAGCTAAATCTATCTGTCTATACTTTTTCTCTACCCTAAGTTCTCTTAATTTATTCATTTGTTTATCACCTCCTCTAGGTTGAATTATTTTTGTTTTTTTAATTTTAGTTAAGTTTTATTTGCTTTTATACTTTTATTATAGGCAAGTATAACTTGCTTGTCAATAATTTTGGCAAAAATTTTTTATTTTTATTATAAAAAAGATAAGGAATATTTGCATAAATGGAGAATATATAAGTATAATTTACTTATATTAAATTAGTAACTACTTGTAACATATTACTAGATATAAATCAATGTGATAAAAAGAAGGGAAAATAAAATGTTAGCTAAGAGATTAAGAGAACTAAGGGAAGAAAACGAATATACTCAAAAAGATATTGCTGATAAAATAGGTTTAACAAAAAGTGCATATGGCTATTATGAAAGAGGAAAGAGTGTTCCAGATGCACAAACGCTCGTACAATTATCAAAAATATTTGATGTAACTACCGACTACTTACTTGGTTTATCAGAAGATAAAAAACCTATAGAAGATATAACAGAAAGGCAAAAGAAAGCAATAAGATTAACTG